TTGTCGGGGACGCCAGCCAGTACGCCGGGTCGATGCAGGCCGAGTACGAAACGCGGTCCAAGACGACGGCGAACGCGCTGCAGCTGCTCTCGAACAAGCTGACCAACCTCGCCATCTCCATCGGCACGATTTTCCTGCCCGCCATCAGCGCAGGGGCGAATTTCCTCGGCTATCTGGCGGATGCCGTGCGGATGGTGGTGGAAACTCCGTTCGGGCAGTGGCTGGTCGCGGTCATCGGCGGCGTTTCCACGCTGCTCGTGAGCCTGACGGCGCTCTCCGCCGCCATGTGGTTCTTCTCCGCCGTGGGGCCGATGATAGGCAAAGCGCTGCTCCCGCTGAAGGCCGCTGTCCTTGGGCTCGGCGCGCCGTTCTGGGCGCTCATCGCCGTGGTCGGGGCCCTGTATCTGGCCTACCGGAGCAACTTCGGCGGCATAGCCGACACGCTTGACCGCTGGTGGGCAAACACCAAGCTGGTCGTGCAGGGTGTCATCGCCGTTTTCCAGAGCCTCAAGGATGGCTCCGGAGAAATCCGGGGCGAGCTGGCGACCAAGATCAAGGCGGCGGGGCTGGTCGGGCTGGTGACCACGGTATCGCGCATCGTCAACCGCATCCGGGTGTTTTTTGCGGGGATGGCGGACGGTATCTCCGCAGCCATGCATCAAGTCGACGTGATCCTTGTGCCTGTAAAGATCGCCGTCGTTGACCTGATGGACGCCATCGGCGATCTGTTCGGCGGCATGGATGGAGACGAAGTCGGCAAGGCTACCGGCGGCTGGCGGGCGCTCGGGAAAACGCTGGGCGACATCGCAGGGGGCGCATTGACGTTTGTCGCCAAGGGTATCGCGCTTTTGACCGACGGCCTGCGCTGGTGCGTCGATGCCGCCAGCGGGCTTGCCGGAGAGCTCGGCGCCAACCTTTCCGGAGCGTTCGGCATGGGCCTTGCCGTGATACGGGGCTACGGCGACGGCCTGCGCGAGTATTACACCGGACTTTGGAACGCGCTTTCCGCAGGCTTTGATACGCTGGCTGCGGCCTTCGGCAGGGTCTGGGAACGCATCAAGAGCTTGTTCTCCTCACTGATCAAGGCAGGGGAAAGCGTCGGAGCCGCCTTTTCGCAGCTTTGGTCGGCGGTTGCCCCGCTGTTTGCAAAGCTCTTCGGCAGTGAGGTCGCAACGGGCATAAGCGCGTGGGAGAACTTTGGAAATCTCGTGGGCAATGTGGTCGCAGCGTCCCTGTATGTCCTGACAACGGCGATACAGGCGGCCGTCAACGGGATCGACATGCTGGTCAACGGCGTCCGGCTGGTCGTATCGCTGTTTACAGGCGACATGACCGGTGCGGCTGACGCGCTCCGGAGTATTGTCGCCGGTCTCGGAGAGGGGTTTGCCGCTCTCGGCGACCTTTTCGGCGTCGGGGACGGCATCCG